ATTGCCGAAGCCCTGGCAGCAGCGGACGTTGCCAACTGGGTGGGTGCTGTGATCTACACCCGCGCTCCCCGTGGCGGTGGCTACCCGGCCACGGTTCCAACAACTGAACGCTACGGCATGACCAACACCAAGCGCCCAGCAATGACCAACACAAGGCGATGACCATGATTCGACGCACCACGGATGCCACTGTCGAACCCGTCACCCTGGCCGAAGCCAAGTTGCATCTGCGGGAAACGCTGGTGAGCACCGACAACGACACGTACATCGAAAGCCTCATCACCGCAGCGCGGCTCGCGTGCGAGGAAGCCATTCAGCGCACCCTCATCACCACGACCTGGACGCTGACGCTTGACGCTTTCCCTGATGCCATCCGGCTTCCATACCCGCAAATCATCGCGGTTTCGTCCGTTTCCTACATTGACGAAGCCGGGGACACGCAGACCCTGGACCCGCAGGATTACATCGTGGACACCAAGAGCGAGCCAGGATTCATCGTGCCCGCGGTCGATGTCACATGGCCTACTACGCAAGACCGCATCAATGCTGTGACCGTGGTCTACACCGCAGGGTATGGGGCTTCGGCTACATCGGTGCCCAAAACGATCAAGCACTGGATCAAGCTGGCAGTGTCCGACCTCTACGAAAACCGGGGCTTGAGTGCTGATCGAACGGTTCCGCAGGACTTCGCCCGAAGCCTGATTGATCCTTATCGGGTGTACGGATGAAGTTGCCGACCCTCGTCACCATCGAACAGCCCGAGGGCGGGCAGGATGAGGTCGGACAGCCGAACACGGGATGGGATGAGGTCGCCCAGGTCTGGGCCGATGTGCGCCACCAAAGCGGGCTTGAGTCCATCCGATCCGGCGGGGAAGTCTCTCTGGTCCGGGCCAGCATCCGCATTCGCTGGAGGACCGATATCACCCCGGCAATGCGCGTGGTTGATCCGACCTCTGGGCTTACATACGAAATCAAGGCCGTCCTGCTGGATCAGCAGCGGCGCCATCTCGATCTGGTCTGCGAGGGTCAATGACATGGGACTGACGATGAAATTCGATCTGCAGGCAATGTCCCAGCAGATCGACCAGACACATGACGCGGTGCAATTGGCCATCCGCCCAGCCGTGCAAGCAGGGGCCGAAGTGCTGTATCAGGCTGTGCTTCGGAACGTCCAGGCCATCGGCAGCAAAACCGGCAACCTGAACCGGGCGATCTATCAGGTGTTCAGTCAGGACAACTCTGTTTTTGCAGTCACCAGCGACGGCAAGACCGTTGCCACCACTGCGACCTATCACATCAGTTGGAACGCGGCCAAAGCGCCCCACGGGCATCTGGTTGAGGACGGGCACTTGCAGACCCGCGTCACCTACATCAACAAGGCCGGGGAATGGCGCACCGGCAAGCGCAGGCTGGCTGTGCCCAAACAAGTCGCGGCACGGCCCTTCATCCGGCCAGCCCAGGCACTGATGCCGCAGGCCCTGTCGGATGTGGAAACCAAACTCAAGGAGATGGTCGGTGTCGCTTGAATCCGATCTTCAGGCGCTGCTTGAGGCCATCTGCCCGCGCGTGTTCGCGGACTTTGCCCAACTCAAGACCGCCAAGCCCTATGTGACATGGCAGCAAATCGGCGGGCGGGCCGTGACCTTTGTCGACAACCTCGTACCGTCCAAAGAAAACGCCTACGTGCAGATCAACGTCTGGTCAACCACCCGCTCAGAGGCCAAGACCATCGCCAAGCAAATCGAATCGGCCATGACCACAACCACCGCATTTCAGGCGCGTCCCGTTTCTGCGGTGGTCAGTGATTCGGACTCCGACCTTCATATCTACAGCACCCGGCAGGATTTTGACTGCTGGGCCAATCGCTAGCGAATCAATAGCGGGCTAGACCCGCTTCACAGAGCAAGCCGCCATCGGGCAACCGGGGCGGCTTTTTTCGTGCCCGACGAGGGCATTCCCACCAACAACCCGCCGCGTGCGGGTTTTTTCATTTCTGAAAGGCCCTCATCATGTCTGTATCGCTCCCAAACGGCATCATTTTTGCGCTGGCAACCACCTACGCCAGTGCAGATACGGTCTCTGCCGTGACCAACGCAAACCCGGCTGTTGCCACCACGTCAGGTTCCCACGGGATCACGACCGGCAACTTCTTGGAAGTCACCTCTGGCTGGGCCAAACTGAACGGGCGAATCGTCCGCTCTGCTTCGGCTTCTGGCACCACGGTGACTTACGAGGGGATCAACACGTCGAGCACCACGCTTTACCCTGCCGGTAGCGGCACGGGCTCTGTGCGTGAAATCACCGCCTGGACGCAGATCAGCCAAGTGCTGGACCTGTCCACCTCGGGCGGGGATATGCAGTTCGCAACCTACTCCTTCTTGGAGCAGGATTTCGAAACGCAACTGCCGACGCAGTCCAGCCCGATGACCATCAACATGACCATTGCTGATGACGCATCGCTGTCTGGCTACACGTCGCTGAAAGCGGCTGCTGAAGCCCGCTCTGCGGTGGCGCTCAAGGCCACGCTGCCCAGCGGCTCGATCATCGTCTACAACGGGTACGTCTCCTTCAACGAGACCCCCACGATGACGAAGAACCAGGTCATGGGCGTGCGTGCCACGTTCAGCCTGTTGGCTCTGCCGGTTCGCTATTCCTCCTAAGAAGCGGCTTGACCGCCTCAAGGCCCGTCTGCCCTTCGGGGTGGCGGGCCTTTTTCATGCCCGGTGGGTCGCTCCCTCTCGGGTCTTTTTCCTCCAACCGAGACACAAACAATGGCAGTCAAGATCACGCTGGGCCAAGCCCCGGCAAACTTCAAGCGCGCAGTCCTCTTTCGCACCGTCGAGGGTGACGACGCCTACATCACCTGGGATTTCAAATACCGCACCCGCAAGCAATACGGGGAACTGATGGCCGACGACTCGTTCCGCGCCATGCTGGGCCTGTTGCCAAGCGAGAACGATTCGATGGAAAAAGTCATGGACGGCGGCAACCGCGCCACCGCTGACTTCATCCTCAAGATCGCGGACGGGTGGGACTTGGAAAGCGACTTCAACCGCTCAAATATCGAAGCCCTGGCCGATCAATACCCGCAGGCCACCAGCGCAGCCTGGGAAGCCTACCGGGATTTGTGCATCAATGGCCGCTTGGGAAACTGACCGAGGCGGCAACGGCTTTCTATCGCCGCCCGCCTGACGAAAAGCGCATCAAACGGCTTGGGTTCACCCTGGCCGACTACCAGACAAAAGACGTTCAGGTCTGGCCGGAAAACTGGCCCTCCTGGGCGCTCTTTCAGTCCCTCTGCACGCAATGGCGCTCAGGCCCTGGCGGTGCCATTGGCCTTGACTACACGGTGGTGCAACAGCGCTTGCAGGCCATCCACCCAGACGACCTCGATTCCATGTTCGGCGACGTGCAAGCCATGGAGCTTGCTGCCCTGGCCGAGATGAACAAGGCACAAGAAGATGACTGACACCCGCAAGACACAGCTTGAGATCGGGGCAACGGACAACACAGGTCCGGCCTTCGAATCGGTCAAGCGCAACGCAACTGATGCGGCGCGCAGTGTCACCACGTCTGCAACTCTGGCATCAAAGGCGGTTGACGACATCGGCAAGTCGGCAAGGGGTGCAGAACAGGGCATCGGCAAAGCCACGGGCGGAATCGTCGCCAGCATCAAGCGCCAAGTTGCCGAACTGGAACGACTCAAGATCGAGCAAGAGGCAGGACGGCGCGGCACCGCAGCCTATTACGAAGCCCTGGCCAAGTTGCGCGGCGCAAGCCCGGACATCCTGCGCCCCTACTTGGAGCAACTGCGCAAAGCCGAAGAAGCGCAGAAACTGGCAACCAACAGCCTCGACAAGATGGGGGTATCGGCCAAGCAGACCGCCGCCGCGCTTCGCCAGGTTCCGGCGCAGTTCACCGATATCGTCACGGGCCTTGCCGGTGGTCAGAACCCGCTCACGGTTCTACTCCAACAGGGCGGACAACTCAAGGACGTATTCGGCGGTGCAGGCGCAGCGGCCCGCGCGTTGGGTGGCTATGTCCTAGGACTGGTCAACCCCATCACGGTTGTCCTGGGCGCGGCAGCGGGTGTCGTTGCTGCCTTCGCATCGGGTCAGCGGGAAATTGCAGAGTACGGCAAAGCCCTGGCCTTGTCAGGCAACGCAGCCGGTGCCACAGCAGGCCAACTA